CTTGCCCCCATTGTAACAACCCCACTAGATACACTTGTTACTCCATAAGCTGACCAATCAGTTAATCCATTACTGAAATCTCCGTTGGTTACAAGTTCTGAACCATATAAATTTTCATTTGGCTTTATACTTAACATACTACCATTGTCGTATGCAGTTGGTGTAAGTAGTATTGATGCTTTATCTAATAAATTATCTGCCATCTTATTCTATGTTTTCTAATTCGGTTAATGTTGCAGTTGTACAAGTTACATTCTCGTAATAAGATGCTCTGTTATCTAAGGTAACTAATAAAGCAGGAATAGCACTTGGAAAAGCGAAACGATAATAAATGCTTCCCCATCCAATTTCCATAGGACTTCCCCACCAACTTGTACTATAAATTTCGTTTGCCATTCTTTATTTTTTTATTTCTTTTTTTTAAAAAGACTTTTAACTTTTCTATATTTTTTTTCTTAGGCTTGTAGATCATAAAACCCATCCGTTAAATGTTGAATCATAACTAGGGTAAATATCATCATTCGTATTACTTGTGTATTCAGGATATGTTGCCTGATTAAAACTCATAAAATCAATAAATCTTCTAGAATACCATTCTGCATTCGTTCTTGCTTTTTCTACTAAAAAATCTATTTCATTTTTATCTACTGAAACTGAATTTTCTGATGTATGTTTAAATACCCCACCTTGTTTAACCTGATATGCAGCAAATGGATAGTAATTAGATTGAGCATACCAAATTAACATTGGTACAATATAGTCATCTAAAATTGTTTTCCATCTTACATTAGAAGAATCTTCTATATTTGGCATTGCTGCAGATAAACCATTATACAAATCTGTTCCCATTATTTGCTGAACGTCTATTTCCTGTGCAATCTTGACAAATTGTATAAACTTGTCAGTTGAAATATTTGCATCCAAAATGGAATTTCTAACAAGATCTGTTCTATTTATAAATAATTGTGTAGCCATCTATCTTCTTTTATTTGTTGGTAAAAATCCCTGATTAGGCATATTAATTGGCTTTCTTCCAACTAAAGGATTGTTTTTCTCAGGTCTAAATCCTTTTCTTTTAGCCTCTGCAACACTAATTTTAGGTGCTAATGGACTATTAATATCAATACTTCCTTTTCCTTTCTTCATATAAGTCTTACGAACAAAATAATGATGGCAATTCCCACCGCCTTTGTATAACCAAATGGAATATGTATCAGCACCTCGTGGTCCCCATCCTGCATTAACTGCTTGTTTGCTCATCATTTCAATATCTTCTTTTCGATATATTTTTTTAGCTGCTACCATTTTCTGACAAAAATCTCTAGTAACATTTTCACCATCCTTAATAGTATCTTTTAAAGGTGCATATTGATAACGAACTTTAAATTGCGTTCCATCTACGTTTTCATCTTGGCTACTTTTTGCATTTGGTCTAGCAGTTCCTGTTGATACAAATTCCCATAGTTTAGAAAGTAAACTTTTTCCTTTTGTGTTTAGTTGATCTATCTGATAATCCAAAGCATCTTCTGTTTCATAATCAACCTTTCTTTCGTCAATTAATTCCCATTCAGTTAAATCTTCATCTTCTCCAAAAGATTCTAAAGTAACTTCTTCTAGCTTAACGCAATTAGGTACTTTTTTACCATTCTTGGTTTTCATACCCCTTTGCTCGTAACCATCCCAACAAGGTGCTTTAAGTTCTTCGTGGCTTACGCAAGGCATATAATAAGTAACACCCTCTACATCGTGTTCGTGATATCCACCACAACCCATTTCATCAGCTACCTTTTCTGCTTCTTCTTTAGTTTCATAAGCCTGTTTTCCATCTATCTTTTTCAAGCTAAACTTTTCCATCTCAACCCCAGTTTCTTCTTCAATAGTTTCTTTATCTTGAATTTGAGTATCTACTTCAGTAAATTCTAAAGGCTGTAAGGTTGTAAAGTATAGGTTTAAGCTAATATCATTGTAAGCTAGTATTCTATCAAAGTTATCTATTAAAAGTTCCTGAAAAGGTCTAATAACCGTGTTATCCATTAATAAACTAGCAGTCTTTATTTCATCTGCATTACTAGAAAAACCTGTACTAGATTTAATACCTAATAAAAATGGTGATACAACCCTATGTGCTACCTGAATTTTAGATTGTGATTCTTCAGAAAGAAACTGATATTGGTTATGAGCATCAGATAATTGAACAGGTGTTATTTCTGCTTGACTTTCTTTATTGTCGTTAAAAGCAAGTATAAATTTTCCTGCATTACTTGTCCCACTAAATTTCTGAGCAATTTTATTTTCTATTAATTGCCTTTCCTGTTGGTTAGGTGTTCCGTTGTTAAAGTTAATTAACATACTAGGACTCAGACCATTAAGTATATTATTCAAATGATAGTTAGATACTTCTTCTTCCAACTCTGCATATTGCAATCCACCTTGGTAATCCACAGGCGAGTAGTAGTAAAATCCTGCCTTGTATGGTTGAACATACAATATCTCAATGTTTTCTTTAGACATTCCAAAAGCAGGTATTCTAGTAGGTATATCTGTTCTTTTTATATTAGCCCAATCTTTATAGTAATAATATGCAGGTACTTCTCCATCTTCATTACATTTTTCTGCCCTTAAAGTCTCAATAGGCATATGTTCTATCTGTGCAATAGTCTTTCTATCCTTAGAATAGATAATCTGAATAGCACATTGTCCCATTAATTTTAGATCATAGCATAATTTTCTAACTACATCTTTTTTAAACAAAGAAACCATTTGAGCATACTCATTTGGCTTAGAACTAGAATCAGTAGCATTTAAACCTTTTCCGTAAATAGCCTGACTAATTCCATTAATTGCTGCATTATTTGTTGGACTACCATTGTATCGGTCAATTAAATACTGAAAGTAATTATTATCAGCACCATATTCAATCCAATCAGCACCATTCACTTCTTTAACTTCAGGACTTGTATAAGTACTTAAATTAATAAATCCAAACTCTGATGTTTTAGATTTTTTTATAAACTGCCCTTTGTTATTTCTTAATCTTGTTTTCATCTTACTAAATAAGTATTATCATAACCATTATAATCTAAATATTCATTCGAATTTAAATCATAGTAATCACTATTTAATTGGTCAATATCTTGGTCTGTACAGAAAATTCTATCTTTATAAATAACTTCTCCGTTGCTAATAAGTTTTAAATCGTAAAAATGATTCTCAACTAATATAGGGTCAAAGATATTATTAAAATTTAAGTAATTACCTGAATTTACTGCACTAGTAATACTATAAGTTTTTTCTACATTAGTGCTATCATCCCTTATTGATAACGTAAAAGTAGATACATAGCTTCTTGGTATAACCGATAGAGATTGAGCAGTTGCTGATGTCGTTAGTATAATCATTATTAATATAACGAAAAAAAACATCTGTTTTGTAAAATTACTAAAGCAAAAAAAAAGCACCCAATAAAGGATGCTTAATTTTTAACTAAATAATAAGATTATGCAGTTGGGTCAATTTGTGTTGCATCAGCACTTACTGCTGCATCTAAGAAATAAGGAGCAGTTTCTTCCATTCCCTCGAATGTTAAAGTAAATCCACTTAAATCTCCCGCAGCCGCTCCTGTGACTACAGTTCCGCCTGTGCATTCCATTCCATTTTCAAATCCACATAGGAAGTTGTTTCCGTAGTAATCTACAACTACAATATAAGGTCTAGAAACTGCAAGTGTTTGCAATTCTGCCTGAGTTTTAGCATCTAAATATGTTAAAGTCAAGTTTAAAGTCTGAGTATAAAAGGTTGTTCCGTTTTCTCTAGATGAGGTTACGGTTGTTTCTAAACTAGAATTTCCTTTTACATCATATTCAAACCAACTTGGTGCAGGACTACCATCTGTAATAGATGCTTCCTTAGTTGTACCATCTACTGCAATAGAAGCTATTGTTCCATAGTCAGCAAATAATACTTTTTTTATGCCTCCAAAGGCACTTTTACAAGGTATTTTTCTACCTGTTGTTAATGTACAAGCCATTGTTTATATGATTTTTAAAAAAAAAGGGCAAGTAGATAAATTCTACCTACCCTATTTTATTGATTAATTAATTAATTATGCGTAAGATACGATATCTGAAGCAATTCC